GTCCAGCACCGCCCGGTGGCTTCATGCCGCCTGGTGGCGCAAGAGGAGGTGGTGGCGTGGGCTGGCCTGTTGGAGACATTCCGGGTACGGCAGGCGCACCAGCCATTACTTTTGCTTCGGGTGATAATCCACCCGCTTGCGGTAAATTTTGTAGCAATTGCAGAATCTCGGATTGTTGCAGCTCACCGGTTCTTGCTTTGCGTGGTCCAATGATGCCAGAAATTGTGCGGATGGCATTAAGAATCTTTTGACCTTCAGGCGATTCGCTACCCAAAGCAGGTAGGGCTTGCTCAAGCAGGTCAGTTGCCATACCAATGTTAATCATGGATGCTTCACGATTACCCATCTTGGGTTCTGGCGTAGACATGGGAGAACCCATAGGGGGTGTTGCACTGTCCGACATGGAAGTTGGTGCGCCGTCAGCAGAAGGAACGCCACCAGGCGTAGCCGCATCTTTTTGACTTTTAATCATTTGCATCAACTGGTCGGGAGCAACAGCCATAGCGATTTCCTATCAGAATGTGTGTAGGTTAATACTAAATTGCTAAAAGTCAATAGGGGGAGGTAGTTTTTAGTTTCCCGCCTCCCCCGCAGGACTAAGTGGTCACCCACAAGAACCCTTACGGATTACTTGCGTGATTTACGACCTTTGCGGCTTTTACGCATAGTGCTCTCCTAAAAGAAAGACGGCCACCAAATCAAAGGGAAGGCAGCCAAACCCTATTCCCTGAACGAGGAATTCTTTACCGCTTCATACGTCCATAACTTCTGGTTGATGCTGAATTACGTGTGTAATCTTTGGGTGCAGTATTACGATACTGCAAAGTTGGTGACGAGTCACCTCTTTTTAGAGCTTCTGTTGTAACTCTAGGTTGATCGGATTTAGGTGCAACTGAAATAGCCATCACGCCGCCTTTGGAACAGCTTTGGGTTTGCTAGGTGCTGGCGCAGGTTTAGGTTGCGACGCTTCCAAGCGTTCCCGTTTCTCAAGGTTTTCCTTTAGCAATTGTTTCATAGGTGGTTCGACCAAATCAAGCAATTCTTTCTTGTCAATTGCACCGGCCTTAAACAAATTAAACGCTAACTGTTTGGTATCTTCTGTAAAGATTGGACTGTTCGAGTGAGCATCAACCTTGACAACAAAATCTCTTGTAAACTGTTCAGCAATGAACGGCACACCTTCTGTGTCTTTGAAATGCGTTGCGTCATACGCTTGCATAAGTTTCAAATACATGGTGGCTACTTTCTCAAGGCTATCCTCAACAATCAATGCCCGTTTCTTTGCTCTTGACGAACCAAGACGAGCCAATTGAGAAGCGTGGCCCGTTGACCGTACCCCTGCCTCACCCTTGCCGGATAAGACGTTACTGATCCCTGATACTTCAGAGAACATATCGTCAATCTCATGTATCACCTCAAAGAGATTATTGGGCATCTCAGGGGCAAGACGCTCAACTTTGGCGTTAGGCATATCGCTTGAGAGCAAGCCACCGGCACGATTTAACGCAAAGTTTTTCTCATCCAAGATGCCGGTAAAACCAGAGAGCGCAGTAGGGGGCGAGGTTTGCTTAGAAAGAATGTCTAAAACTTCAGTCATCCGATTATTTCGCAGACCTTGCAAGAGCATAAGTTTTTGTACTTCGGATTGTCCCCAAAAATAATCGTATTGCGGGTTGGGGCAAATCTGCACAAAGGGACACTCACCTTTGAGGAATAGGGATGCGCCTGGGCGGTCATAAATAATGACATCGGGTGAGGCAATGGTAACAACTTGGTAATCCATTGTTTCATCATTCCAGCACCATAACTCCTGCATCTCAATGGTTTCTTCAGCCACCCTTGCTTGGTAACGGTTCATCCCGTACAAGTCCATCTCGACGTTACCGTAGATGGTTGGGTTGGTTGCTGACATAATCACTCGTGCTACCCCATCGCCACCGTTTGCGCCATCGTTAGTGGTGTTACGGATGCCGCCTGTGACCCGTGCCACAATGCTCTCACGCTTAGGGTGTGAGTAGAGCCGTGCGTACAGCTCGGACTTAGTGATGTAGTAGCGTTGAACAATGGCTTCTTGTCGGTCTGTGTAGGGCGTATCTTCTCGCAAGACACCCATTGCACCTGGTTCAATCATGTACGGGTGGATGCCGTTGTTGTAAACCAGTTTGACAAAGGTGGTGTTAAAGACCAGTGACCAAGTGAGTGCGGTTGAGAATACTTGGTCAGCGTTGGAGTTAAGCCACTCGTCATTCAAGGCGTTGGTGAGTACGGGTGTCTTGCGTTGTTCGTCCTTGTGAGCTGATGCGCCAAGCGAGATAGAGAAGCGAGTGGTTTCAGCCGAATACAAGAACGATGTAAGTTGGTCAATGTGCGGATGAATCTTGTTGAAATACGCTGGCGGTTCTTCTGAACCTGCACCAAACAAGAAATAAGAACGCAGGACACGATAATCTTCTTTGCGTTCTTCCCGTGACACCATGCACTTCTGAGCCAATTCCAGATAGAAATTTTCACGCTCGTCGTGGTTTGGTGGGATTCTCATGTCTTAATCTTCAAGTTTTCGGGGTCTTGTATGGTTGAGCGAGGATCAACGGTAGGGCCATTATTGATCCCAGCGTCCCTTGGTGTCAAGCCCACAGGTTCACCTTGAACGGATTTACCAAAACGTCCGGCTAAGACTGAGGCCATGTTCATCCCTTGGAAACCACCGCCCCAGATTGCTGCGTCACCCGCCCTTTGTTGCGGGGCTTCTTGCGGGATGGGGAGTTGCTGTGGGGCTTGGTCTTTGCGGGGGCGGCCTCGCTTTTTGGGCGTGGCGTACTTGGCGGCTTCTGCGTATTCTTTTTCGGAGAATTTGTTGTTACGGGTAAGGTATCCGCTTTGGTTTTCGCCTTCACGGGTAGACTTGATGTTGGACATTCCAAACTCGGCGGCAAGTCCTTTAAGGTTTGCGTCGGCGTTTTTGGTTTTGTCGCTCTTGAACCCAGGAGCTTGGAGAAAAACTTGGAGAACATAATCAGTACATCCTTGTGGGCAAGTTGGTGAGTAACCTTCAAAGTAGCCGTGTTCTTGGCATTTGTAATCTTTCAGTATTCTAGACATTTACTTTATCCCCTAATTGATCTTCTAGGGTTTCCCCGTAGTCAGATCGGTTAATAATTCCTATCTTGAGTTTAATCTGGCTATCAACCACCTCTAACCCATAGCCACGGGCAATTTTTGGTTTAGGTACTTTGCGATATTCAAAGTATTTTGTGTTGTTTTGGTTCTGCATGATAGCTATTTCGCCATTTTTCCATGCGTTCCAGCCTTTTGACACTCTTAACTGCATAATCTCGTTAATTGGGTATGTTTTTTCAATAAACATCAAATTAAACGTAGAAGATGGCACACCACACACTTCACAGAACATATTGATGCTAATACCCCGTTTTTTGTCGGCAATAAACCGATCCATGACGGTTTGCAGCTCAAATTTAGACAGGACGTTGGTTTGCGCCATAAATGCCAATCTTTTTCAAGTAATCAGACACATTTCGACCCATAGCAACTTCTTCAGGCGTTAATTCTTCCTGTTTTTTGCTGACATCACGAGAAATACGTCTGCCAATGAGTTGCGGCTGGACTTGTTCAGCATACGCTGCCGCTGCCAAGGCACTTGCAATGACCCGATCATCTTTATTGCGCCCAGACGCTTCAATTGAACCCCCGTCACGCACAACGGTTTTCATTTCTTCAATGGTATCCATATCCAGAATACTCATCATGCCCCGTTCAAAGTAATCTTTCATGTAAGACAACATCCGTTCTTTGGTAGCAGACGTAGTCAGCCAGCCCATAGAACTTGACATCCCGCCAAGCGAATCGTTCTTGCGCCAAATGTAATTGGACATTGAACCATAGACGTTCATCAAATCTGCGCCCATTTGACCGCCCATGTTGGCAGCTAGACGTTTGAGATTACGCAATTCATTGATAACGGCTTGGCCTGGGCCATTAACTTCTAGGTTAAGGGTTGAGTTTTTGTACGCACCGGCTAGGTGAGCGATCACCCAAGCGAATTGATAGGTGTTCATTTCGCTTGTTGCAAAGGATGCGACTTGTTCTAGTCCATCGGAATAAGCTCGATACACTTGTATGCAAAAACGATCAGCCCAATCAGAGCTACCGTAAGCAGGATCTGCCCCAATAACGTAGTAGGCTGTGTCAATGGGTTCTTCCCATACCTTGAGCGTTGATAATCTCTCAGTTGACTTGAGGACATTTGTGTCCTGAAAATTTGCACCAAACAAATAGCGGTAGTAATCCGGCGTGGTCTTTTTAGCAATCTTGGCTGCATCGGTACACCTTGCATTAGAAAAGTAACTGGTCCCTGTCATGACAAACGCATAGTCCTCAGTCGGGGGAAATTCTTGGTACATCAGAGAATCATCCTTGATGCCCTCGTAGAGTTTCCATCGCCACCATGCTATTTGTCTACTGTTAATCTCTATTCCGTAGAGTTTTTTAATGTCACGCACCCATTCTTTTTCTTCACCGGTTAGCTTGCCATCCCAATAGACTTTATAGGTTTGACCAGCAGGGTCGAGTGAATACAGCTCGTTCCTCCACCAGCCACAAAAAATAGCTCTTTGTGTTCTAGCCCGTTTAGATGTCGTATACATATCGTGAAACATATTGAAGCCCCGTGCTGTGGACTCAAAGATGTACATCCGCATCGGATTAGTCTCAGCAAGCGAAGCCAAGAGGGATGCCAGACCTTCCTCATCACCCCAACTACTTGTTTCTGTTCCATGTAAAAAGGTAATTGCTTTGCCACGACCTAATGTTCCCTTGCTTCTTGTGCCAGCCACCTGATAAAACAAACGACTACGGTTACGCAGACTCATCTGTGTTCTATTGTGAGCAATTAACGGTATCTTGTACTCTTTTGGTAATCCTTCCATATACATGGATAGGGTTGACCTAAACATATCCCTGTTTTCTTCTGTATCAGTCGTGAGTGTCCCCTGCAAGCCAGGGTTAACAAAGTGCCAATACAAATCCAAGGCCAAAGAGATTGTCGTAATCCCTAATTGCCGGCCCTTCAGAATAGTAAAGAAATGAATATCTTCCTCCAGCCCCTTAGCAATCTCACCCATGACATAGGTTTGCGTACCTAAGAGCTTATCCATCTTCTTCAAACCATGCTCTTTTGTCTCAATCTTGAGCTGTTTGCAGAAGTGATAAAAATGCTGGAGATTAAAAGCAGCCATCAGTGTAGAGACTTATCCAGTTTGGCAAGGGTTGCACGAAGCTCATCTAACTCAGCTTGAGCCATCGTCATCATCTTAGTCGACTCAGCATGAACACGCATCAATTCTTGAAACATCTGCTCCTTAGACATATTCCATACCATGTCCAAATATTGACGCTTCTGTATCTCACCTGGTGACTCAACGTAAGTAATGTCATTACCGTTTGTCTTAATACTCATCTATATCCCCTCCAAAATACGCATAAAGGCACTTAGCAGCCTCATAGACACCTTCATTATCCTCATTGGTATCTTCACCTTCAAGTAGATCCATCACCTCCTCTAGGCGGCATAGCATCAACTTGTCAATCAAAGCATTTATTCTGTCCTCCATAACCTCTCTCCCGTTCGGTAGACAAACTGTTACTCAGTTCGCCAAACTCTAACTCCATTAGATTCTGTCCGTGCAACAAACTTACGACCAAGCTGCTTACCAGCACGGTAATTACCATTACATATCTGATTCAGCTTCCCGTCAGGTACAAAGAATGAATCCCCTATCTCCATCATCTTATATGGATACCTATTACGATTAACACTCTTTGGTACTTCTATTCCCTTATCTACACTTAGCATATATACCTCCTGTGGCAATAATCACAATAATACCATAAACCCGTTTTTCTTTTGGGGGGGGATAGGAATGGGGCTCCCCCCACACACCCTCCATGCCCATCTCAATCCCTCCTGGCACTAGGTTTATATACAGTGGTGTTATATACAGTATATGTATAGATATACAGTAGTCCATACCCATTATTCAGGTTGCTGTAAGGAAGTAGTATGTATCTTAGTACTTTAAGAAAAACATAGTGTCCCTTAATATATAAAGAATAGTTTATATATACCCCTTATATATTTATATATATAACTACCTATATATAATATATAGGACTAAGGATTACTTATTAGGGTTTGTACCTATTTAGTTATATAGT